AGGGACAAGGAACAGTAACCGATTGGAGAACCCTTGTTGACGTTTTAAACCTAAGTGAAACGATGGCAAGGCACAACATCGGAAAAGATGAGGTCTTACCAGTTTGCCAAAAAGCACAAGATGCATTGCATCAGGCAGCAGAACGCTACCAAAACACCATGAAAATGGGTTTATCAGGCGAAGGTATTAAAGCGGTAAGGGATTTAATCGAATATGCTGATTTACAACAATCAAGCATTAGTCGATCTGAATTCGAGAGATATATCAAGAAAACCAAAGATTATATTAAATCAAATAATGATTTAGTCGTGGAGATAATATGAACGAACCAACAAAAGCAATTCAATATTTAATAGATACTGCTCCACTATATGCCAAAGCCAAAGCTGACAGAATGTATTTAGAAGAATTCAGGAAAAGCAGAAAAGCTCAGTTAATGAGTCAAGCGGGAACTGAGGTTTTAGGCAAGCAAGAAACCTATGCCTATGCTCATGCTGATTACATTGAAATTTTAGAAGGAATCAGGCAAGCCGTGGAGAAGGAAGAGCGTTTTCGTTGGCTTATGACCTCGGCTCAAGCCCGCATTGAGTGCTGGAGAACAGAACAGTACTCAGCCCGAATGGAAATCAAGGCCACCCAATAATGCAATCAAAAAACAAACTGAAACCAAGTGCAGGTGAAAGGTTACATATTGCCAAAATTAAACTCATGCCATGCATTATCTGCCAATCACCACCACCAAGTGAATGCCACGAAATCAACCAGGGACAATGGTTTACATCAATGCCACTATGTGCAGATTGCCACAGAGGATCATTAAACGGCATTCATGGTCAACGCAGAATTTGGAATGTCTACAAAATGGATGAGCTTGCAGCACTAAACGAGACAATCAGAACCCTAATGCTAGACACAAACCCGTCTAGAACCGATTTAAACGAGTTTTGAGCCATTTTTTATCATGGGTACATAGTTGGGTAGCACCAACAAAAAAAGCCCTTTAAAGGCTTAGATTTTAGACAAGAAAAAACCCTCCGTAGAGGGTTTGAATTTAGCGTTTTGTAAGTATTCGCAAAATTAGGGCAAGGGTTGCATAAATCATTCTTGCCCCCTAATCAAATCATTATCACGATAACATGAATTGAAATCAGGTCTACCAATTTCAATTTCAACTACATAAATATCACCCCCATATTCATGCCACCAGTCATTGGGCATCTGATACTGTTTAGCGTGATTATTTAATCCTAATTTCAAATGTTCTTTTGCTAGAGTTGAATTAATAGCATAAGCTTCAAATTGAAAACGTCTAGAATCAAAAATGGCTTTGTAAAATTTCATTTTGTCTCCAATAAATTAAAATCATTATCTAAAATACCAGCATCCTGTAAAGATACTTCAATATTAAATATAAAATCATTGAGCAGCTTTGGCATATCAATGCCATTTTCTAAATATGCATTGTGAATAGATTCAACAAGCATTAATGCCGTTTGAGTATCTCCATCAAATGACAATTGTCTGTTTGAAGCTTTAATAAATTTATGCATAGTGAATCCCCTTAATTTGAACAAAACCCGATGTATCTTTTTTGGCTTTCCCTTTGGCATACAAAGCCACTACTACGTTTTTGGGTTCAATATGCCTAACGTCTGTGTCGTCCCCATCGATAACATTCCAAGATCGGAAACTTGTAGGGATATCCTCTTTCTTTTGAAACACTACCGCCACTCTAGAATTATTGGGGTTAGTCAGCCCCTTAATAGAAATTGGCTTTGGGGTAATACTAGAGAACGAAAAGGTTAAATCATAATTTTCGTAAGTTTTGCCCTCTAAATTTCTTGATGGGTGTTTTGTATAATCATAGAATTGGACATCGGGAAACAGTTGGAAAATGGTTTCACCTTTGGCAATGATGTAGTTCTCCCAACAAATGTCACTAGTGCCATTTAAACGAACCAGTAGTTTTTGGTCATTATTTCGGGCAGCGGAATAGTGCAAGCGCCAAATATCTGCACAAAGTGAGAGTAAAAAAGCCCTTTGGTTTGTATACCAAAAATCTGTTTTGGCTTGTCTAGCCTTTTGAACAGAATTAAAAGCTCCTCTACCAGATGAGTACAGACAACCCTCCATGCAACCCGCAAGCCTAGCCAAAGGGCATAGATTCTCATCGGGTGTTAGATAGAGGATGGCTGTTAAATAGCATAGCTTTTCCCCTTTTACAGTTTTAGTGGATGCTGTACCTAACAGAGTTTTGTAAGGCAAGCCCTCATTTTGGAGAATCATTTTGTAAGGATTTCGCATATTTACACCTATTAAAAGTTAAATATTATTCTGTTGGGAATTCGTTAAATTGAATTTCTTTTGAAATATAATCCTGTAAAACCTCAAGAACTATATCTTTGGATTTGCCTGTAAAAAATAAACCAGCTAAATCACCATTTTGAATATTCAATTGTTCTTGAATAAATGCACAAGCAATATCAATGGCAGATTCTGCTAAATCGGTTATCTCTTGATTTGTATATGGTTTCATATTAACACCTATTAAAAAAGTTTAAAGTTATACCCAAGGTCTAGAATAGTATGAATCAGACCATTCTTTAACCTCTTTCCATCGTTTGGCTTGCATTACCCTAGCTTCTGTTTCATTGCCTTTATAAAGCCATGTACCGCCTGTTAGTTTTGCATCATTACTTCCATTGCCCAAAGGGTTGTCCATCACTAGCCAATGATCTAGTGTCAATCTACGATACATATCTGCAGATTGTTGGCTATCAACTTTAATATGTCTAATTTCGGTTTTCATATTGCATCTACCTCATAGCTCATATCTTTGGAGACAACTTCATAGCCTAGCTTTTTAATGCTTTTTATGGCTTGATAAGAGAGGGTTTTAGTCTTTGCAATTTCTGCAAATGTCTTTGCTTTGTCGCATACAGGATAGAACAAAAACCCCCCATAGGCTTTGTCTACTTGAATAGTGATAGTGAGTTTTTCCATTGTTAACACCTATTAAAAGTTGATTGAGAGAGAGAATGTTAAAATTTAGGGCATACCTGGTAAATTGGGGTAAACCCTATGATTTGGCTGCAAGCTTTTATTTGACCAAAACGTCAAAATAAGCCAATAGACCAACACACAGGATAAGCCCTGCAATGATGGCGGTAAGAATGTCTTTATGGTTGTCATTCATGTTTTAACCCCTTTTATAGTGAATTGGGCGCTCATACAAACCCCGTTCATCCCTATAAATTGAAATGTAGTAACCAAATCTAGAACCATCATCATAGGTTTTGCCAATTGTTTGTCCATATGAAATGGGAGTGCCATCCCATGCATGAGACAAATTTTCTGCTTCCAAAGCTTCTGACAATGTTGAAAAGAAATTGTTTTTCATTACGCTAATTCCTTTTTTGTGAGTGAGCTGATTTTGTCCAAGATAGCATCCCATGAGTTTGTTTCTAGTTCGCAAGCAAAATCGAAAGGGTCACAATCATTGTCTTTGTCTTTAACGACAAGGGCAAACTGTAAACCTCCGCATTCCCGTCTGTTTTCATCGGCATAGTTGACCCAAACAATCATTTCCTGTTTGTCGTTTAGATCGCATGAAAAAGAGGGACAGACATCGTTATGCCATGAGACATCTACAAAGCCATCGGGCAATTGTGGGATTTCATAGTCAAAATTGGGGAATTCATATTTGTAAGAGCATCGCATATTTACACCTTTTAAGTTGACCCTCTACATTTGAGGTATAGAGAGAATAGCATCAAAAAATAAAAAAACTATTAGGACAAACCCTAATAAAGTACAATTATTTTAATTAATTATCAGACAGGGTTAGACAATGGCTAGACCTCCAAAGATAGACACTATCCAATTTCGCAGAAAACTAGACAACCCTAAACGACAGATTCTTTTAACAGTAGGACAGGGTAATATTTCACAGGGATTCGAAAACCTATTAGCCCTTTACCAACACCTGCATTCATTGGGATACAGGATAGATGAGCCATTTGATAGACTAGGGTTAGTTACTAACTATGTCGGTAATAAACAACAGCCCCAAACAGAGGATAGTCTAGTAGATAGATAAGGGATGGATAGAGAGATAGGATAGGGAAACACAATTGATAAACAAATCCAAGTACTACCGAAATGGTGCATCACTCTCTTACCCATTGCAAATAAGAATCATTCGCATCTAGACCTGGTTAAATAAACAGTAGGGAAAACCCTGGTGTATAGATAGACAGTAGTGGCTGCTTGTACAGTAGTAGAAACCCTATGAGGGTAAACCCTAGTGTGATGTATGGGGGGGGAGGGGTAGAGTGGTGTGTGTAGATATTGGTGTAGCCCCCTACCCTCAAAAAAAGTCAAAATGGAAACACTCCAAGAAAGGACAAAGTGGAACAATTGAAAAGAGGACGAGGAAGACCCAAGGGAAGCGTCAAGATGACCATACAGAGGTTTGCTGATAACCCGCCCCTTGTACTACCTAAGACAGACCATCAACGTCTAAAGGAGCTTAAAGAGCTGATGATTAGGTCTGGGGGTAAGGATGTTGCTCAGAAGGTAATAGAGATAGCCCTTAATGATGAGCATCCCCATCAATTGGTAGCTTTAAAGATGTGTTTAGATAGGACTCTACCTGTGAGTATGTTTGAGAAGGATAAGAGCCAGAGAAGTGCTGTAACCATATCAATTACAGGACTGGGTGAACCGACTATAATAGAGGCTAATAACGCTCAAGACGTAGAGGCTAAATATGAGTAGAGCAGCAGAACGTGCCACGGCAAAAGAACGAGGTGAGCGTTTTTACTTTACTGGTAGACCCTGTAAGCACGGGCATATTGCGAAGCGTTATACAGATAAAGGCACTTGTTGCGAGTGCATGACTCTTGATTTTGAGGCTAAAAAAGAATCAAGATTAAGCCAAATGAAGTCAAACTACGAAGCAAAGAAGTCAATCTATGCTCAGAGGATGGTTTCTTGGAGAGCAAACAACAAGCATAAGCAAGCCGTGTATTCATCTAAGAAGCGGTCTGAAATCATGTTGCGAACACCAAAGTGGTTGGATTCGGATGCTTTTGACAAGATAGAAGAGTATTACTACACAGCCAATATGCTTGGAATGCACACTGGTGAGCAATACCATGTAGACCATATAGTGCCGTTGCGTGGTAAGTTGGTAAGTGGCTTAAATGTGCCTTGGAACTTACAAATCCTTACAAAGACAGAAAACCTACGAAAGAAAAACAAGTTCTATGGCTGATCTTAATTTTCAACTATTGCCGTGGCAGCAGATTGTTTTTAAAGACCCAGCCCGATTCAAAGTGGTTGCCGCAGGTCGTAGGTGTGGAAAATCTCGATTAGCCGCCACAACTTTGTTAATCGAAGGTTTGCGTTGCCCTCCTGGTTCGGCAGTGCTTTATGTATCCCCTACGATGGGACAGTCTAGGCAAATTGTTTGGGACTTATTGCTAGACCTTGGTAGAGATGTTATACAGAACTCCCACGTAAACAACCTAGACATTACCCTGATAAACGGGGCTAGGATATACGTTAGGGGTGCGGATAGACCTGATACCCTTCGTGGAGTCAGTCTGACTTACGCTGTACTAGACGAGGTAGCCGACATTAAGCCAGAGGCTTGGGAACAGGTTATACGTGCAAGTTTGTCTGATAAAAAGGGGAGAGCACTCTTTATCGGCACTCCAAAGGGGAGAAATTGGTTTCACGACACCTTTAAGCTCGGTGAGAGTGGAGAAGACTCTGATTGGAAGAGTTGGCACTTTACCACTGCTGATAACCCTTTGATCGACCCATCTGAGATAGAAAGTGCTAAAAAGACCCTGAGTACCTTTGCTTTTAAACAAGAGTTCATGGCTTCCTTCTCCAATGCGGGGTCGGACGTTTTTAAAGAGGAATGGGTTAAGTTTGGTGAAAGACCTAATAAGGGGTCGTTCTATATCTCTGTTGACCTAGCGGGGTTCGAGGAAGTTGCCAAACAAGCGGGTAATGCTAAGAAGAGATTGGATGAGTCCGCTATCTGCGTAGTGTATGTAACAGAGGATGGAAAGTGGTTTGTTGAGAAGATCATCCACGGAAGATGGGATATTAGAACGACTGCTGTGAACATCTTGATGGCTATTCGGGACTACAAGCCTTTGAGTATCGGGATTGAGAGGGGAGCACTGAAGAACGCTGTTTTGCCCTATTTGAGCGACTTAATGAGAAAAAGTAACATCTATGCCCATATTATTGATTTAACGCATGGAA